TTCTGTTCTAAGCAATCTGCGACATTTAATTTTGGGGAATAACCTTCTAGCTTACCATTCATATACATCAGTAAAGCAAATACTACTTCAAACATTACTTACCTCTTACTGTATCTAATTCTTTTTCTAGTTTATCTACTTTTTTTTCTAATTGATTAATTAGTACTTTGGTATGTACGTTTTCTTCTAGTTGTTTATTATGTTTTTCTATTGTTTTAGCTTGATACTCAATCAACATAAATAATTCTTGGTTCTTAGGAGTTTGATCTGCTTTTTTAAGTAAATCTTGCGACATTAACTTCTCATTAGTTTCAAGTCTATTAAGTCTTTCAACGATTCCAAAATAAGTCCAAACAGCTACTATCCATTTTCTTGGTTCTTGTTTATTGGTCTTGAAGCTAAAGTTCTAGCAATAGACTCGCCTGATCTTCCCACAACGTAACCACCTAAACCAATTTGAAGAAGTGTAAAAACGTCAGTAGGTAATTCAAATCCAATAGAAACACCAAATACAGCTTTAACCATTGGTGCAATAATATAATTTATAATTAAAATAAATATCATTACATACATTAAAAGTGGTCTCCACGAACTTGCAAAAAGACCTGCTTTAGCTTCTGCTTCAACTATTCTTGCAGATGCTTTTAATTCTTCAGTACCAGACTGGAGTAACTGCATATTCATTTCAGCTTTTAATTTTTCAGCTAAATCTTTATCAGGAATAGCTTTATCAACTGTTTTAAATATTGTTGTAAGGAGTGGTGCGAAAGCACTTAAAGCTGGTAGCATATTAGTCTAAAGATGTTATATTTATTTCGCCAGTACCAGAAGTTTTTAGGTAAGCAACTTTATGTCCACTTACAAAAGTAAATATTTCTGAAGTATTTTCATTAATTAAAAAAGAATCTTCTGTGGCAGTTGGATTAGCACCAAAGGCAACGTGGGCATGAGTTCCTTTTACTGCTATTCTGATTAATCCTGATTGCGTTGTAATAGCTGATGATTGTGCAGATGTACCACCAAGAGTATGGGTTTCTGGTGTAAAATCACTATCTATTTTTATAATTGTGTAGTTTGCCATATAAAACTCCTTAAATTTGCCTATTTAAAACGACAAATTACCCCTTTTTTTTGATATTATAGGTTCAGTTGCCGTTTTCTTGTATTTAAAACCACGTGCCTTAAAACAAGCTATAAATGAGTTTAAATGATATTACTTACCTTTAGATGAATCTATCAGTAGTTCTATGTAGTGTTTAGCTTTTTCTAAGTCTTGGACACCACCCTTCTCTTTAAATCGTAAAATATACTTTATGATATTTCCTTCTACAAATCCAATATTATTTTTGATTATAAATTCTACTGGGGCAATTTTATATTTAAGGTAGTGATTTCCACCAACTTGTTTTTTAAATGACTTCATAAACTGTTCTTCCATTAGCTTTGTATGCTCTTAAATACATCTTACGATTATTCTCTTTGTTATAAGATATATGAACCCACCCAGAATTAATTTTATCTTTTTCCCAGAACTCCAATATGACTTGATCGTATTCTAAATTATTAACTACCCAATCAGCAAGTTCTTTATTAGGTACTCCTAAAACTTCGCAATCAACTGCCATACCAAGACAATGCTGACTCTTAATTGATGAACCTATTTTAAGACAAAGTTCAGGTGATCTATAACCACTCGTTATTTTTATATCTCCAAAATGATTTACAATAGGATTAATAACTTCTTGGATTAATGTTTGTAGATTAATTAATATTTGATCTGTTGGTGTATTATCTATTCCAAGTCTTGTAGCTGTTTCTGAAAACAGTAATTCTTTTAAACTAACTTGCCTATCCATTTGCCAGTAGCTGATAACACACAAGGTGCTAACTTTGGTTGAGAATCAATTATTAAACCAGTTCCAATTATAAATCTAGTTTTAAAATTCTTAGCATATTCAAAAGCTAAAGATTTTTGATCTATTAAACAACCTACTTGCATACCCCAAAAAAGATTATCAGGATTAGCCCAGTATTCTATTTTAAACTTAGTATGAAAATGTCCCTGCACACAATTCATTCCATTTGTTTGTGATACTTTTAAAACGTCAGCAGAACGACCATGAGTGAATAAGCATCTTTGTTTATTTGGTAGAGTAATAGTCAAGTCATCTGCCCACTTCCATTTCTTAGTTCCTAAGAACTCGCCATATTCTTTTAGATATGCTCTAGGCATACCATGTTTTAATGCTCTCCTATAAACCATTGATGAGTGGTTAGAATCTATTTCTATAAGTTCAGGAAATATTGATTCTAATTCTCTTACATAATCTTTTGCTTTAACAAGTTCATGTCCAGCAGAAAATAAATCAGGGTTTGAATCGTGGAAACTAAGTGCGTGATGATCTAGTAAATCACCAATAGACATTACGAATGTAGGTTTGTATTCTTTTTTTAGTTCTTTAAGAAAATCTATCGCATCACTTCTTTGATAGGGTAGGTGCAAATCGCTGACAATTAAAATTCTCCTAGTGTCCATAACTAACTGTTAGTTGTATTCGGCTTTTTAAGCAATACTTACTTAGCTAAAAATATTGTGATTAAAGCCAACGATAAAGCACCAAGTCCACAAAGTATAGACCAAAATAAAGATTCTACTTTTTTCTCCAGCTTATATACTGAACAACCAAGTATTTTTATTTCTCTTTTAATTCCTGTGATATGCCCTTTAAATGTAAGAGATTGTAATTCGTCTAAATTCTTTTTTGTCATTGTCTTTATCAGTACATTTGCAAGACTTCAAAAGACAACAACTGCCATCAGCTAATCTATAAATGCACGTTAAATATTGTGCAGTCCTTTTATCAGACAATTAAGTTTAGATAAAGTTATTTATTAAAAGTCTTTTGTATGTCCGAATACCAGTCTTTATAAAACTTTTGAACATCTTTTAAGTATGTTTCGTAGTTTTGTTTTAATTCTTCGTAAGTCGGTAGTTTAAATGTAAACATTTTTTCTCCTATTTAGTTTTAGGATATATATGTTGCGTTGCAACAAAAATCAAGATTACTTTATATTTAAATGTTCTTTTACAGATTCAATAATGTACTTAGCTATCTCCCACTTCCATTCTGCGTATAAGCCAAGTATTAAACCTAATATAAAATATATCATTTAACCTTATTAAAGTATTCTATACATTCTGCAATAGTTTGTTGTCTTATATATTCATCTCTTATTTCTTGTGATGTAGGTTGTGGCAAAGGTGAATTCCATCTATCTATAATAAACTCACCAGCAGAAGTAAGATCATAACTTGCGTCAGGTGCTAAAGATTTCATTACTGTATTAATACCCCAAGAAAAACCATTTTCATTTGTGTATCTTTTTATCGTTGCTTCAACAGATAGTTTTCTTACTGTCATAATATAAGTTCTGTTAATTGTTTATTGATACCAACTGTTCCTTTTATAAAAACATTAAAAGCTAAACTAATTCTAGTATTAGTTCCTTCTTTATTTTCTACCATGTGTGTTAAGGAAGATGGGAATAATATTATATCTCCAGTCTTAACTGAAAACCACCAAGTTTCTGAGTTCCATGTATTCCAATCTTTTACTTCTGGTTTAATTGTTTGGTATCTGTCTTTAAAAAATTTAATCTTATCAAATTTGTCATCACAGTTAATATAAAATACTCCTGAAACTAATGAATTTGGGTGTTGGTGTTTATGATGATATTGATTTGTTTCTGTATAGTTTAACCAAGACTGAGTGATGTAAGGTGTAATGTTATTAGCTGGTGAAATAACTTTATCAAAATAATCTTGTACTATTAAATCTAATTCTTTTTTAATACTAGCAAAAGGTTTTTCATTAAGAATATAGTTATTGTTTGATGTAATATTGCCATCATTTTTATTACAGTCAGATTTTGTTTTATCAACAAAAGATAATTCTTTATTTGTAAGTTCTCTATTTATTTTTGAAATGTAAACTGGTGTTGGGAATATCCCATTAATTGTTGCTTCCACTTTTCTTCCTTTCGTTTATTCTTTTGTTTTAATCTCCCAATTTATAATAGATTCATTCCAAGAATAATACTGATTTTCTTCTAATTCTTCTGTTGGTTTAGTAATAGGTGCTTCCCAAAGACAAGTCTGTTCATTTAATACCCAAGAGTTAAAAGTTTTTTTAGAAATAAAAGCATCTCTATCTTCATCATAAATCATACCTATACCTGCGAAATTTTTTCTTAAAGGTGTGCCACCTAAAGAATGAACTCCACCATGAGTATTATATCT